AGTAAAAGATTTAAATTTTAAATAAATTATAATTGTTTGGAGAAAAAAATGACAACTATGCAAAGCATGTTAGATAATTTAGAAGAAAACCATCTTGAGCATTTCGGTAAAAAAGGAATGCGATGGGGAGTTCGTTCAAAAGCTAACACTTCGAATAAAGAAGTTAAACTTAAAGGAAGAGCAAAAACGCAAGCAATTAAATTATCTCGCTATAATACACAAGAAAAAATGTATGAAATTAAGGTTCTTAGCGATAAATTTTATGGAGCAAAAAATAGCAAAGAAGCAAAGTTTTTTGGGAAAAAAGCAGATACAAAAATGGCAGAACTTCTTAATAGTAAAGACTATGCAATGTCAAAAAAATTAACAAGAGGCGAAAAACTTTATTATGGTTCTGCTTGGGGTGCTTTAGCTGTAACAGCCGCAGGTATGGTAATTAATGCAAGGTATAACTAAAATGACAACAATACAAAACAGACTAGATAACTTAGATTCTAAAGAAAACCATCTAGAGCATTTCGGTAAAAAAGGAATGCGTTGGGGTGTTCGAAGCACACAAGGTGGTTCGAGTATTCGTAAGTCAAATAAAGATGCTAAAAAAGATGCTAAAGAATTTGCAGCTGCTAAAATGTTTTACGGAAAAGGCGCTGGAACTCGTAGAAAATTAATAAATGCTAAAGTTGAAGCACGAAGTAAAAAAGACTCAAACTATGCAAAAGCTTTTAAAAATAATTTAAACACACAAGACATGGCAAAAGCATCTGATAAAGCGACGAAGCAACGAAAAAGTATTGATAGAAAAGAAAAAAATAAATACCGAGCAGGTTATGTTGCTAGGCGATTAACTGGTGAAATGGGAACCCAAGCTGCATTTACAGCAGCTGCTTTTGCTGGAGCCGCATTTTTAAGAAGCTCAAAAGGAGCCGAGTTAAGAAACACTTTAGTTAGAGTTGCAACAGAAAGAATGAGTAAACTAAAATGACAGACATTAATATTGCATTGGCTAAACTAGATTCTTTAACTAGTAATAATACTTCTTTATTTCATGATGGAAAAAAGGGTATGAAATGGGGTGTTAGACGTTACAACCGAGCTCAAAATATGGTTAATGTTGGGCAAGGCGGAAAAGGTGTAGGTAAAAAACTTAGAGCTTATAGTAATGTTGGACTTATTAGTTTAGCTAGAAATAAAGGTAGCTTTAAAAAAGCAGCTTTAGATAAAGGTAAACGATCAATAGCCCGTAACAATAGAGTTCAATCTGGAAAAGGCTCAATTGGCGATAAACTCAAGTATGTCGGCGGAACAAGATTAAGCGATCTTGCTCCTACTAGTAGAAGTAAATCAAGTGCTAAAAGTTCTATTGGTGCTGCTATTGGTGTGGGTGTTTTACTTAACGTAGGACTAGCTGTTTTAAAAAGTAAATCTTAGTAGTTAAAGAATCATAAACATCAATTAAAAATTAGGAGGTGAATATATTTGGCTATTTTAAATAAGTTTAAAAAAGCTTGGAATGCTTTTCAAAGTTATGAAGAAGAACAATTTGATTATAATATAGGTCCAATTAGTACTTACCGTCCAGATAGAACTAGGCATTTATTTTATAACGACAGGTCGATAATAACAGCAATATATACACGAATTGCTATTGACGTTGCTAGTGTAAAATTCAAACATGTTGTTGTTGATAAATCAGGACGCTATTCAAAAGATAAAGAAAGTGCTTTAAATGATTGCTTAGTTTTAGAACCTAATTTGGATCAATCTCCTAGGTCTTTTAGACAAGATTTAGTTATGACTTTATTCGACAAAGGTGTTGCAGCAATAGTTCCCGTAGAAACAGGATCCAATCCAAAAGATAATGAAAAATTTGACATCTACACAATGCGCGTAGGTGAAATAACACAATGGCATCCAAAACACATTAGGGTTAATGTTTATAACGAAATAAAAGGCGTTAAAGAAGAAATAACATTACCCAAAAGAATTGTTGCAATTATTGAAAATCCTTTATATGCGGTTATGAATGAACCAAACTCCACACTACAGCGTCTTTTACGAAAGTTAACTTTATTAGATAGTGTCGACGAACAGTCTGGTTCTGGAAAACTAGACTTAATAATTCAATTACCTTATACTATAAAAACTGAAGCTAGAAGGCAACAAGCCGAATCAAGGCGAGAAGACATCGAGTTTCAACTCAAAGGTAGTAAATATGGAATTGCGTATACCGATGGTACTGAAAAAATAACACAATTAAATAGACCTGCAGAAAATAATCTGCTAAAACAGGTAGAATATTTGACGCAAATGTTATACGGTCAACTTGGTATAACTGAGGCTATTATGAATGGCACTGCTGACGAAAAAGCAATGCTAAATTATTTCAATAGAACAATAGAACCAATTCTAGAATCTATAATTGAATCTTTAGAAAGAACTTTTGTTACTAAAAAAACAGAAAGTATTAAATATTTTAGGGATCCATTTAGATTAGTTCCTCTTACTGAAATTGCTCAAATAGCGGATTCATTTACCCGTAACGAAATTTTAACTTCTAACGAAATTAGAGGTTATTTAGGAATACCCCCATCTTTAGAACCAAAAGCTGACACTTTAAACAACCCTAATATGCCACAGCCTTTTGATCCTAATATGCCACAGCCTTTTGATCCTAATATACCACAGCCTTTTGATCCTATTGCTGGCGATGGATCGGATCAAATGTTAGAAAATGATCCTAGCGTTGCTTATGTGAAAGAAGGTTCAGATCAAAGTTTAGAAAACGACCCTAGTGTTGCTTATGTAAAGGAAGCTTAAATATGAAATTAGTTCTTGTTATATGGCATGATGCTCACTCGGGTTCGGGTACTTGGGAATACTTAAATGATTTAGAAGATGACGGGCCATATGTAGTTAGGTCTGTTGGATATCTAATAGACGCTAAAAAACATGGTAAAAATAAACACACATCTATAGGTCAGTCTCTGAGCGAAGTTGATTGTTTAGATTCTATTTTACACATACCAAACGCAATGGTTCAAAAAATAATAACATTAATAGAAGAACCCGAACTTAAAACAATTCAAAAGATTTTTAAACAAAAAATCTCTTCAGTAAAGGAAAATTAAAATGACATCTTACGATTTTAGTGGTTATGCTACTAAGGCCGGATTACGTTGTACAGATGGTAGGACTATCATGCCTGGTGCTTTTAAACACCAGGACCAAATGAAAGTTCCACTAGTTTGGCAACACGGCCATAATGATCCGGAAAATGTGTTAGGACATGCTATTCTTGAAAATAGAGAAGATGGTGTTTACGCATACGGATATTTTAACGATTCAGTTAAAGCAACACATGCAAGAAGTTTGTTAGTTCATGGGGATATTAATATGTTATCCATATGGGCCAATGAATTGATTGAAAAAGCAGGTAGAGTTCTTCATGGAGCAATTCGTGAAGTTAGTTTAGTTCTTTCCGGGGCTAATCCAGGTGCCTTAATAGAGAGTGTAACGATTAAACATTCTGATGGTTTTGAATCACAACTTGAAGATGAAGCAATTATTTACACAGGAATAGAACTTTTCCATGCAGCGCAGACTACAAATAAAGTAGAACCAGCTGTTATGGAAGACCTTAAAGCAACACCAACAACAATGAAAATTAAAGGAGAACCAAAAATGGCTGTTAATGAAGATCGAACGGTACAAGATGTATTCGACGAATTTAGTGAAGAGCAAAAAAATGTAGTATATTTTCTAATTGCAGAAGCTGTAGGCGATGCCGAAGAAAAGTCAATGGCACAAAGTGATATTGATGAAAACTCTACAGCTAGTGAAGTATACGAATCGATGGATGAATTTCAACAAGAACTTGTAGAAGCACTCCTCGAAAATCAAGAAACCGAATTACAAGAAGAATTTAGTCAAAAAACGAAAGGTATGGAAATGTCACATAACATTTTTGAAAATAACAACGCTAAGGCTCTGCCAACTATTTCCCACGCAGATTTGCAGGGTATCGTTGCTGACGCATCAAAGAGTGGATCATTGAAAGACGCTGTCGATCAATATGCATTGTCTCATGGAATCACTGATGTTGACTTGCTTTTCCCAGAAGCAACCGCTATCGATGCCGTTCCAGAATGGCTTAAGCGTCGTACAGAATGGGTCACTAAGCTTCTTAGCGATACTCGTAAGAGCCCATTCAGCCGCATTAAGACCATGCATGCTGACCTCACCCTTGAAGATGCACGTGCTAAGGGTTATGTAACTGCTGCACTAAAGAAAGAAGAGTATTTCGGTGTTAGTAAGCGAGTTACGACTCCTACTACGATTTACAAGAAGCAGAAGCTTGACCGTGATGACATGATTGACATCACCGACTTTGATGTCGTTACTTGGTTGAAGGCTGAAATGCGCATGATGCTCGATGAAGAAATTGCTCGCGCAATCTTGATCGGTGACGGTCGTGACGTTTCGCATGAAGACAAGATCAATGAGGGTAACATTCGCCCGATCGCTAAGGATCACGAATTGTACACCACCGTTGTTAACGTTAACTTGGACAACGCAAACTCTTCAGTGCAGGAAGTTATTGATGCAATCATCACTAATCGTAAGCACTTCAAGGGTAGTGGAACTCCAACCATGTACACCACTGAAACCTATATCGCTCAGTTCCTGCTTTTGAAGGATACTCTTGGTCGTCGAATTTATCGCGATCTTGGAGAATTGGCTTCAGAGCTACGAGTTGAGTCAATTGTTCCAGTTGAAGTTATGGAAGAAGATGCTGAAATTGTTGCAATTCTTGTCAACCCGCAGGACTATGTTCTCGGTGCTGATAAGGGTGGCGCAATTTCAATGTTCGACGACTTTGACATCGACTACAACCAGCACAAGTACCTCATTGAGACCCGTTTGTGCGGAGCCCTTATTAAGATGAAGTCGGCTATTGTCGTTAAGAAAGTTGCCGGAACTAGCGTTCTTGTTAGTCCTACGGCTCCAACGTTTGTTAGCTCCACTAATACAATTACAATTCCTACTGTAACTGGTGTTGTCTATAAGCAGGGAACAGTCACTAAGACTGGTTCGTTCGTAATCACGGCAAATGCAACAATTGTTGCTACTCCGACCACTGGTTACTACTTTGCAACGAGCGAGAACGACACGTTCAACTTTACTTATAACGCTCCCTGATTTTAAGGAAAATTGATGGCTAAATTTTATGGAGAAATAGGTTACGGAAACACAATTGAAGAACCAAGTGGTTCTGGCATTTATGTTGATACTATTACTGAAATTCAATATTTTGGTGATGTTATTAAAAATATTGTTAGAAACAACAAAGGTGAAAAAATAAATAATGATATTTCCGTAAATAATTCTATAAGTATTGTTGCTGATCAACAAGCCATCCAGCATTTCTTTAAAATTAAATATGTAAGATGGGCGGGGGTTTTATGGACTATTACAGATGTAGAAGTTCGAAACCCCCGTCTAATCTTAACTTTAGGGAGTGTGTATAATGGCCCGACGGCTTGATCTACAAGCAAAATTAATCAGTATTTTAAACTCCAATAATGTTTATTTTCAACCGCCGGCTTCTATACAACTTAAATATCCATGTATTATCTACAAAAGAGATAATGCTGTTGTGAAACATGCAGATGATAAACCTTATTATACAAAAACAAAATACTTAATTACTATAATAGATAAAAACCCAGACAGCGAAATACCTAACGAAGTAGCTAAGTTACCACTTTGCATCTTTGATA